GGAAGTGATGAACCAAATCTGAGAGATGCAAAAAAGGCATTAGCAAAGTGGTTTATGAATACAATGCGCAATCCAAACACTCCTAGTGGGCAGGCTTCGGCAGGAACATTAGGTAAACAGCAATTAGACATTCTACATGATCTTATTGATGACTATGCACTAGCGTACGCTCAAGACTATATGGACAACATCGACATGGAGCGAAACACATTCTAAGATGAAATTAGAAGTCACAAGGACAAACCTAATACTAGCTGCAGTAATCTTGTTACTGCTTGGTTACATTATCGTTACGAGTACTACGTCAAACGTAAGTGTAAAAGATCCTGTTTATGAAAACAAGATTGATAGTCTAAACCGAGCAATCGCAGATTACCAAAAGCAGCAGCTTGTGTTGGATGGAAAGATTTCAAAATACGAACTAGATATTAAAAAGCTTGATAACGAAATCGATTCAACAAAACAAGTAATAATTGACCAAAGAAAATACTATGGCAACAAAATTAAAAATGCTGGTAAGTACACTGCTACTGAGCTTGACACTTTTTTCACAAACCGGTACAAGTAACAAACAACAACCTACTGTTTGTATTCCCGAGAGCATAGCACAAAAGATTGCAGTAGATTTGCTGCGTCTTGATTCTGTGTCTGTTGAATTAACTACAACTCAACAAGTGTTACGTAAGACTGAAACGAAGGTAGCTAAGCAGGATAGTGTAATTCAAACCTATCTAGAAAAGATCCAAACCTATCAAAAAGAGAGTGCAGCTCAAACAGAGCGATACGAAACGTGTGCTGGTAGAGTCACTAAGCTAGAAGAAGATGTTACAACTCTTACTGAGAAGAATAGAAAACTCAAAAATCTAGCAAAAGGTCTAGGTGGAGGACTTGTGGCATCTCTTGGAACTCTTGTACTACTAATAGCATTAAAGTAGCATGAGTGAGCAGCCTACATTAAAGGCTTTAATCAAAGCCGAGTACGTTAAGTGTGCAAAGGATCCCGTATACTTCATGAAGAAGTACTGCTTAATCCAGCACCCAACTAAAGGCAAGATACCTTTCAAGCTGTTTCCATATCAGGAAGAGCTTACAAACGATATTCAAGAAAACGACAGGGTTGTAATTCTCAAATCTCGTCAGTTAGGTATATCAACTCTATCAGCAGGATACTCGTTGTGGATGATGTTATTCCATACAGACAAGAATATCCTCGTAGTAGCAATTGACCAAAACACCTCAAAGAACCTTGTAACTAAGGTGAATGTAATGTTCGAGAATTTGCCTAGTTGGTTAAAGATGCGAACAACAGAGAAAAACAAACTCTCACTAAGACTCGCAAATGGATCGCAGATTAAAGCGGTAGCAAGCTCAGGAACATCAGGACGATCAGAAGCATTATCATTAGTAATTATCGATGAGGCCGCGTTCGTTGACAACGCTGAGGAGTTGTGGGCATCACTACAACAAACACTATCAACTGGTGGTAAGGGTGTGATTCTAAGTACACCAAACGGTACTGGAAATTTCTTTCACAAGATATGGGTAGCTTCCGAGGAAGGTCGCAACCAATTCCATACCAAAAGACTTCCATGGCAAGTACACCCAGATCGTACACAAGAGTGGAGAGATAGGCAGGATACGGAGTTAGGTTTACGTCTAGCTGCTCAGGAATGTGACTGCGACTTTAGCACATCCGGTAACACTGTTGTACATCCAGAACTCTTAACATTCTATCGTGAAACCTATATGCAAGAACCTTCTGAGAAGAGAGGGTTTGATGGAAACTACTGGATATGGGAGATACCAAACTACAACAAAAACTACATTATCGTAGCCGACGTTGCTCGTGGAGATGCAACTGACTTTTCTGCTTTCCACGTTATTGATGTAGAAGAATCCACGCAGGTCGCTGAGTATAAGGGTCAGCTGAGTACACGGGAATATGGGAACATGCTAGTATCAGCTGCAACAGAATACAACGATGCTTTGCTAGTAATTGAAAACGCAAACGTAGGATGGGCAACAATTCAGCAGGTGATTGAGAGGGGCTATAAAAACCTCTACTACACACCAAAGGATATGGGACTAGATCCCGAACGATATCTTGCACGTGGTACCGACTTGCAATTACAAAGAGATCAGGTTGCTGGTTTCACTATGTCGCACAAAGTACGACCACTCTTAATTAGTAAGATGGAGTTGTATATGCGAGAAAAAAGCTGTATAATAAGAAGTAGACGACTGCTGGATGAGTTGGGAGTTTTTGTGTGGAAAAATGCAAGAGCTGAAGCTCAGACAGGCTACAATGACGATTTGGTTATGAGTTGGTGTATGGGATTGTGGGTTAGAGATACTGCGTTAAGATTAAGACAACAAGGAATCGAACTGACAAAGACTACACTAAACCATATGCGTTCAACGGGAGTATACAAGCCAAGCTATAGTAACACAGAAGCTTGGAGAATGAACGTGAATGGAGAACAAGAAGACATTTCATGGTTAATATAACCTATTTATTAAAAACGCATTTACATGGCTGAAAACCGAGATCCAAATTTATTTCAACGACTACAACGATTATTTAGTACGGATGTAATCATTCGTAACGTAGGAGGTAATCAACTAAAAGTAGTTGATACAGATCACCTACAGTCCAGTGGAAACCTACAAAACAACAGCCGCATTGATAGATTCAATCGACTATATGGTACTGGACCAACTACTGCTTATAACAACGGTCAACTACTTCAAGCAACTCGACTAGAAGTTTTCCGCGATTACGAAGCAATGGACTCCGATAGTATCATTTCGTCTGCATTAGACGTTTATGCAGATGAGTGTACAGCTAAGGATGAGTTTGATGATACACTTACAATTGTGACATCAAACGAAAAAATACACAAAGTATTACATAACCTATTCTACGACATTCTTAATGTAGAGTTCAATCTTTGGCCGTGGATTAGAAGTACCTTGAAATATGGAGACTTTTTTCTACATCTACATATCACAGAGAAATATGGTATTACAAACGTAGAGCCAGTTTCTGTTTATGAGATGATTCGTGAGGAAGGATCGGATCCAGAAAAACCAAACGAGGTTGTATTTAGAAGAGACTTATCAGCAGGTGTAACTACATCAGCTACTTTCTATCGTAGAGATATTGACTCTGAGGAGTATCAAAATTACGAAGTTGCTCACTTTAGGTTATTAACAGATACCAACTTCTTACCATACGGTCGTTCATTAATTGAACCAGCGCGTAAGGTTTGGAAGCAGTTAACGTTGATGGAAGATGCAATGTTGATTCACAGAATCATGCGAGCTCCTGATAAGCGTATTTTTAAGATTGATATCGGTAACATTCCACCTGCAGAAGTTGATGCGTTCATGGAGAACACAATCAACAAGATGAAGAAGATTCCATTTATGGATGAGGCTACTGGTCAATACAACTTAAAATACAACATGCAAAACATACTAGAAGACTTCTATCTTCCAGTTCGTGGAGCAGAGAGTGGTACTACGATTGAAACAACACCAGGTTTAGCTCACGATGCTATTCCCGATATCGAGTACTTAAAAAACAGAATGCTTGGATCATTAAAGATTCCAAAAGCTTATTTAGGATACGAGGAAGATACTACTGGTAAGTCCACGTTATCGTCACAAGACTTCCGCTTTGCTAAAACCGTAGAGCGTATTCAAAAGATTATTGTTTCTGAGCTTACAAAGATTGCAATCATACACTTGTATGCTCAAGGATTTCAAGACGATGAGATTGTTGATTTCTCACTAAAACTTACACCTCCAAATACAATATACGAAAGAGAGAAGATTGAATTGTGGACATCAAAAGCCGCACTTGCTCAAACCCTAGTTGAGCAGCGATTATTCAGCAAGTACTGGTGCTACGAAAATATCTTCAACATTCCAGAAGACGATTGGTTGAGAGAGCAGGAGAATTTAGCAAAAGGAGAGAAGGAGTTTTTCCGATTGGAGCAAATTAAGACAGAGGGTAATGATCCATCTAAG